AGCTCTAGCAACACATCCATGGCACGAATGGGCGTGCCAACGATGCAGTACATGTAATACCTAAATTACAGACTGCTAAAATTTTTGTTAGATAAGGCACATGTGTCTTTATCTTTCACCCGATAAAAACACTGACACTGGAGGATAAACCAAAGTGTTCATTGATAGCGGGTTCAGGTCCTGGTAAACAATTTTTTGTTTCAACTGAACGCTCAACGTTGTCACCTCACCGAGCAATCGATGAGTGAAAACCGGATGAATTCAGGGAAGCCCTAACGTAAAGACGAGGGTAATCCTGAGCCAAGCCAATCAAGCGTGATTGGAAGGTGCAGAGACTACTGGGGGTAACACGATCTTGTTACGTAATACCAGATTCAGCGTCCGGCATCCCTCAGGGATGAAGAGATAGTCCACCCCTCTAAGAAACTAGAGACCAGGAGAACGACTTTCCAAAGATTCTTGGTGCGGAACTTTACCGTCCCCACCCTGCTTATATTACTGAGATGGCCGTGGAGCCCGTGGTTGTACACGACTTCACCCGTCAGCCTGGTCAAACTGTTCAGTTAGACCGCTACAAGTTCTGGGGTACCCCTGGCACCAAGGAGAGCCGGGAGCGTATCGCTGACCAGACCATTGGTACTGCCAACAGCCGCAACATCACCAAAGAGAAGGTGCTTGTTGTACTGAAGGAATACACCGGTCCTGCGGACCCGGGCGATCCGACCCAGCCTTCGACCTTCAAGATTGCTCGTGAAACTCTGATTACCGCCCAGCGTCTGCTGCTGGACACCGGTAACCTGAACATGTTCCACCAGAGCATCGGTTCCCTCACCCTGCTTGACGACTATCGTCGTTGGCGTGATCGCGTGTTCCTCGACGAACTCGCCAAATCTGAAGCCAACGGTGAAGCTTCCAGCACCCAGGGCGGTTACTACTTCGCTGGTGGTAAGGCCAAAGCTGCTAACGGCTCGATCTCTTACACCGCCGCTGAGTATGGCGCTCAAGTCCAGCAGTTCCAGGTTCGTACCGACCTGCTGACCCTTGTTAAGGACATGCGTAAGCGCAACGTCCCGACCTTCGCTGATGGTCTGTATCGTTGCATTTGCGATCCCACTTTCATGATGCACCTGCGTCGTGATCCTGACTTCCGTGAGATCGCTCGTTATAGCGGCAATCCTGGTCAAGGCATGTACATGCCCAACCCAATGCTGCCTAACAACGCCAGCTTCTACATGGGTCCTCAAGCTGGTCAGGGTTACTTCCTGGCTGGTGAGCCTGTCATGCCGACTGGTGTTCAGTTCGAAGGTGTTAAGTTCTTCGAATCGACCAACTTCCCGATCAAGACTGTGTCTGCAACCTTCGCTAGCGATGGTGCCAACACCTTCTCCAACCAGGAAGTTGCCCAAGGTTACTTCTTCGGTCCTCAGTCGATCGGCGTTGGCATCGGCGGTCCTAACGCTCAGGTGCTCATCAACAACAACGATGACTTCAGCCGTTTCATCATCCTGATTTGGCAGCTGTACGCTGGCTTCGAAATCCTGAACAAGGACTTCGTGACTACCGCCTTCAGCTTCGTTCAGGACGACGGCACCATCTGATAAAGAAATAAATCCAACTTAACGGAGAAATAAATGTCCTATCTGTCTTCCAAAAAGATCTATCCAGGTAACTGGACGAATGCCCTGAACGGCTGGTACAAGAACATCGATACCAACGATGACGGTACCAATAACGCCTCCAAGTCTGGCCCCACTTCTGTGTTGGCCGTCCCTGGCTACCGTTACTTCCAGCAGCGCGGTTATGCGCCTGTGGAATGGGCCTCTGGCGACGCCGCCACCAAGGGTCAGACCCTGAACGTGATCGTCCCCTCGCCTTACCGCCAGGACGACACCCGCCCTGACATCACCGGCATGGTGATCTCTGGTAATGCCACTCAGCCTGCTTTCGTGTATCGCGCTGCGATCTCGGTTGCTTCTGGTTGGGGTGACAACCGCGTTGCTACCGGCATCTACGCCGCTACTGGTAACGTCATCACCTTCGGTCGCGATGACAGCGGCCCTGTCGCCGTTACTGGCGTTGGCGAGCCTATCGCCCAGGCCAACCTGACCTCCACCGTTTCCGGTGACGCCGCCACCAAGATCTTCTTCGCTGGTGGCACCCAGGCCCTGAGCTCGACTCCCTTCCTGACCGCCACCGGTGCTACCGGCGTTGGTCCTTCTGGCGTGTACAAGTCTCTGACTGGTGCAACCACCTTCAAGGTGTTTGCCCGTGGTACCAACACTGACACTGGCGTGTCTGGTGGTGTCTACCTGTCCAACGCTGACTACAATGCTGGCCTCAAGGGTTACCTTGTGGTTGAAGTGTGCTACATCCAACCAGATGATGCACCTGGCTACGAAGATATTGAAGAATATCTTCTCGCCCGTACTGTTAGTCCATAAGTTAAACTAGGACCAGAAATTAAAAACATCTGGTCCTCATGCTTTACCAGCATCGCAAAACAGGCGCTCGCGTCAAAGTTGTAAGTGAATGGGATAACGGCGATTGGTTCATGGTCGAAGATCAGGACGGTCGCCTTTTCACCGCTTACAAAAATGAATTGACCCCTGATGAAGCCGCAACCAAAAAAGTTGCCACTCTTCAGGTGAAAGATAAGGCAGCCCAAGAAGAGCCCCGTAAATTCCCACCCGAAACACGTTTAAACATCAATACCGCTACCCCACAAATGATTGCTGATCATATCAAAGGTATCGGTCTTAAGACAGCTCGAGAGATCAAAGATCTTCAGATGTCCTTATCGGGTGAGAAGTTTAATAGCCTTGAGCAGTTAAAACAGATTAAGCGTGTGGATTGGGAAGCTGTGCTTGCCGCCGACTTAATCAGGGTTTGATTTATTTCACAAAGAAATGCCCCTGGGAGACCAGGGGTTTTTTCGTTTTAAAATAAAAAGAAAAAGATATGGCAGGTATTCAATATCTTGGTCAGGTTGGCCAGACAGGCACGGCTACTGGTCCGCATAAACACGTTTATGTAAAAGAGCTGGCCACAGGTAAATACCTTGACCCATCAACCATTCGTACGCCATTACTTGGTGTGCGCGTAGGTGAAAGCAAGATTCCCGCTTTTGTTAAAAATGAGCAGGGGATGATTGATTTCAATCCTGCCGCTGGAATTACAGTTACATCAAAATACGGAAATCGCAAAGCTCCCACGGCTGGTGCCAGTACTTTTCATCGAGGCGAAGACTGGGCTTTACCAGAAGGCACACCCGTCTACTATGAAGGCGGCGGCAAGTTCATGCCAAAGGCCAACCAAGGCGGCTACGGCAACCTTGCAACTTTGGTAACCGGTGACAATAAGTATGAGATTGGCTTTGGTCATATGAAGACGCTTGGCGGCGCTTCTGATGTGCCTGCCACAACGTTACCTGTTGATCAAAGTCAAACAGTTCCTGGTGATAACGATGTTTCTATGTTGATGTCATTAATGCAAATGACACAACCAAAACAGAAAACACTTAAAGAAACATTACTTGAGCAATCTTTGGGTGAGTTATTTACTCCTCAACCAAGCATGGCGCAACAGTTCTTGGCTGAATACATGAACTCTCCTTTGCCCGGAATGGAGTAAATTGAATACTTTATAATTAAACTATAACGAAAGGTAGACGTGCAGTTATCTGAGTTTGATAAAAGTAGAGTTAGGTATCACCTAGGCTACTTTACAGTCTCTGTCCCAGCGGGTGATTACGCCCGTTTGGAAGAAGCAATGAATACAATTCCGGATTCATTCTTCTACGACAAGATTGTTATTCAGATCGGCCGTTGCGATACGGCTGAAAAGAAAACAGAAGTTGCATCGTCTCCTTCCACTCGAATCGAAAGCATCCTCGGTGACGTTGATCGTACGATTCGTTCAAGCAATGCCCGAGAGGCATTAAAGGTTTGGGATGAGATTTATCTCTACGAAACCAACCGTCTTGCTTACATCCTTTACGTTCCCAATTACAAAGATCCGGGCCAAGCCAGGTATCGTTACGAACGTTCTGGAGCTGAATTTATCCAGGCATTACCTGGCCCCGCCGACACTGCTGTTGGTTCTCGTATCTATCTAAATGAGGTTTGGCGTTAATCATGGCACTCCCCCCTGGAATGGCTGAATGGTTCAGTCGTACTTTTAAATCTTCTGGTCTACCTGCTTATCAGATGAGCGGTCCCGGATTACAAGCTGCTCGCTCTTTAAAAAATCGGCCAGTTGTGAATCCTGAATTCATGCGTCCAGATTACTCTGGGGCAGGCGAAAGAGCACGCCGTTTTCAAGAATATCAAACAGGTAGGGATATTCCCGGTGCCAACACAGACTACTCTGCTCGTGTTAATAGTTCCCCTGCAAATTTACCAGCCGCAGAACGTGCATATGTAGCCGAGCGTGATCGCGTTGCGCAGCAGGTTGCTCAGGATCCTGCTTTATCCCAGTACGAGCGTAATCGTGCAGCTGCTGTTGCCGGTGGTGATCAGGCAAAAATGAATGCAGTTCGCGACGAAGGTATTCGAATTTGGGCTGAGAAGAACCGAGAACTTGCTAAGAACGTAAAGCCGGGTCAGTCTGGTTACGAAGCAATTCAAGGTGTATTGAATCAAGGTGCGATGGGCGCACCAATGGATATTCCATTCAACCCGGCGTCACTCTTGGGCAGCAATGCAATTGAGTCCGTACCCTCTTACGGCGGCATCTCTGATCTGCAACCTGTTGGCACACCACTGCCACGCACTCAGTTTGACACGCCACAAAACCAGGCGATGGCTCAGATGTATAACCGGTTTATGACCGGGCCTTACGCTGGTTCTAGCCAGGCACCTGCTACCAATCCAGCAGAAGCCACCTACGCTACTGCAACCAACGTGCAGCCAATCGGTGACATCAATCTGAACGCATTCTCTTTCAATACACCCGCCGAAAAACGGCGCGGTGAATTGTTCCAGCGTTTACTGAATAACACCTTAGCTGTACAATAGTTTATCAACTGGCTTTGCTTTGCATGTAAGCCCAGCCGACTGGACACGAATCTTCTGATTCACGGGGGCCAGTGTTGTTGCTTTAAACCCATGATTCTTTGCCCTAAGTACGTCAAACGAACCCTTCTGTTTCTATCGACACTTCTCGCATTACAGACAGTCTTCGTTCCTGGCTTAAGGGCAAGTTCAAACTGGGTAGGAGAACAAAGAGAATAAAAAAATGTCACTGAATCCCAATGCCATTGCTGTAGCCCAACGTCTTCAGAACCTTGGCTTAACACGTGCACAGATCGCTGGTGTCCTTGGTAACTTCCAACTGGAATCAGGATTTAACACGCGTGTTAACGAAGGCGGTAAGGTTGGCTCTCCAGCAGGTGTTGGTGGATTTGGTCTTGCTCAATGGACGGGCGGTCGCCAGAAGTCACTACTTGACTTCTCTAGAAAGAAAGGACTTGATCCTGGTTCGGTAGAAGCACAAGCTGACTTCCTGGCTTATGAGTTACAAGGTCC